ACCGAAGATTTCTTCTCCATCATAGTTGGAGTCTTCATTGAGATAAACTGGTTGCTCAGAGATATTATATGCAACAGCACTAATGGCGGATCCGTCTAAACCGGTCGTATTAACAACTGAGAATGTAGTATTTGAAAGACGTTCTTTAATAACTGCGCTTCCCTTACCGGTAATAGTAACAACTGCACCCTCAATGGTGGCAGCAGCAGGAAGAGTACCAGAACTAACAGTAGCAACCTTTGTAGTAAGATTTACGCTGATATTCCCAGTATTAAATAAAGAGTCTGATTTGCCCCAAAGAGACATGTTTCCTTACCTATGAATCTTGTATAGAGATATTTATAAAAAGTAATGGATTACTCTTCGCCTTCTCTTGACACCATTGCCTTCTTGACAACTTCTAATAACTGATCATCCATATCAGTCTTGGTCAACTTAACTGCCTTAGAAAGAATAACAAGACAGATCTCAACCATCTTCTCACCGAGTTCTTCATTCTCTGGAATGTTATTGATAGCATCTTTAATAATTTTGGACGCTAATGGGAGTAAAAATGCAAGCATTGTTTTATCATGTACTTACATTATATAGTGAATTAATGTTTGTTTTTCAGTATCCTGCTTGACGCATCCTGTTTTGACCCAATCTTCTTGCTTCATTATCTGCTGATTGAGTGTCGGGGGTTCCGCCGCCAGATGTAATTGGTGTTCTTTTCTTCTTACTATTATGATGTGCCTTTTTGGCTGCTTCCTGCTTGGCAGCATTTGCTTCAGGAGATCTCTCATCAACTTCCTCACAAGTTGCTGCCAACTTAGCGGATGAAGCAGTCATTGCCTTCATGGTTTTTTCTTCACCAGGTTCCATATCCATAATCAATGGTCTCTTGATTCCCATTGCTCTCAACTTATTCTTGAGAAGTGTTCTATAGGTTTCTCTTTCACCAGGAGTAGATTCCTTTTCTTTCTTATCTTCCTTGCTTTCACCATAAGTTATACAAGGATTTTGACCGCAACCACAGTTCGTTACTTGTTCTTTAACAGTATTAGAACAATCTACCTTACCATGTACTTCACAATCTTCACCTTCAGGTGTGTGAACACACTTATCTGATTTTTTCTTTTCAGCAATCATATCTAAGAAAAGTTTCTTAGACTTACTTTCTTCAACAGACTTCATCACCTTGACGACACCAGTTTTGTAGTTATCTACTTTTTCACCAGTGATCTTACCTTTATTCTGACCCTCAGTTGAAGTGGTTCCATCAACGAGGAACTCTTCACTCATTCCCTTTTTCTTAGCAATCGCTGCATTGATTGCATCACGACGATTGTAAATGTACTTATCAGTACTATCTTTCTTACCATCATTGTTTACATCACCATCTCTCTTCGCTGGATTCTTAGCAACAGAATCCATTTTTCCACCTTCCTTCTTCTTACCCTCATAAGGATCACCGTGCTCGGTCATCTCAACCTTAAGACCCTTTGCTCTCAGAGCAGTGATCTTTTCACGGTCTGCATATCTGACGTAAGAACGACCAGACTTCTCATCAATAACTCTTACCTTATACTTCTTCTCCGAAGTCTCATCTTCCTGAATGACTTCTTCTTTGATGTTATTCTCAACAAAGACTTTAAACATTGCATTTGCAACAGCACTGGTAGCACCATCGGACATTAAAGAATCGTATGACTCTTTCTTATCTTCACTACCTCCACCACCATCTTTACTAAACAGTTTTTCTCTAACTGCCGACTGTTCTGGGGCAGTAAGATTACTATTAGACATATACTGGGAATACGCTGCTTTCAAATCGATACCTTCTCTTCTTGCACGATAACGAATATCATACACTGCTTGACGGATCTTCTTGTCAGACCCTTCACCTTCTACATTGCCTTCGCCTTTTGAAGGAGCAGAAGCAGGTGCCGCCGTTGCTACGGCGTGCTTACGTGCTGGAAGTTCCTCAAATATCTTTTTAGTCATCGGAAGATTTTACGATTTACGTTTTCCTATCTTATATTTATTTATAAACGCTATTCCGCTAGACATAGCGCCTGGAACCATAGTTTCAACATACTTACGATGTGCATCTGTACCAATTAAACGCTGATCTGCAGGCACTCCACCTATCTCAGTTCCATTGACAACTGCCTCAGTTACATCTCTAATCCAACACTTAAACATGATCTTATCTTCAGTTACACAGATAAGATGATTAGCACCTCTACGAACAATACGACCAATCAATCCAGTATTCATATTTTCAACAAGTTCACCTAAACGGAAAATTGCCTTACTGATATAATTTTCTCTCAGAGTTTGTTGATCAAACTTAGGTGCCATTTCCCAAATACCCCACTCCTCATTGATACCCATTGACATTTTTACAGTATCAAAGAGTTGTTGTACCTCTTTACGTGGCATACCTTCTGGCATCGCAGAACGGAATGTTTTGAAGTCGTTCTCAGATGCAGCAAGTCTCAATCTTGATGCTGACATTCCTTCAACTCCATCAGCATCTGGATCGCGATCACCGGCAGAAACGACTTCAACATTGTCGAACTGATAAAGAGAACCATTATAGTTATTTGCCAATTTATCAAATTCTTTAACTCTGTCGGCTCCACCGACAATCCGAACATTAGCGTATCCATCGTTGTGTGCTTTCTTCAGTACATCAAAGATGGTTCTAGTATTCTGATCATTCTGAATTCTAGAACTATGCTGAGGAAACATCCCCCTCATAAATGCAATCTTAGTATCAGCATCCAAAGGATTCTTTTTAGGATCATTTGAACGTGAAGGAACAATCATATAGTCACTTTCATCAGCTTCGGCAGAAGAAGCAGCAGTATCCATAAGTTGTTGATGACCAGCATGTGGTGGATTGAATCTACCAAATGCAATAGTTAAAGTTCCTTTAGTCTTGGGAACTGGTGGTGGACCTGCTGCTAAATCTGGGGATTGTACTTGAGACATGACAGCAGCATCATAGTCTGCCTGTGCTTGTGCCTCTTGCTCAGCAGCAACAGTATCCATTTCATCTGCTTGTGATCTCAGATCATCAGATGTTGGTTGTGGTGTAGGTTCTTGTTGCTGAAGTGAAGGATCATTAAAGTTGGGATTAGAAATATTCTTTTCCAACTCAGTTTGATTTGGATCATCCTTTCCAACTTGCTGACGCTTATTATAAAATTTTAATCTTCCTTTCTCTGTCTTAGCAACAAATTCGTTAGTAGATTTATCGTACCATCCACCATGCCCGTCCCCTTGAAGACCAAGACGTGCTGCTTGCTGTGCTGCAGATTCACTAAGAAATTGGAAAAAACTTTTCATTATTTGTTTCTACGTAATTCTAAAGTAATCTTACCACGATATGTGACAACATACCTTAGTATATCATCTCTAACTTTTATATATTTATTCTTTTCTGCGCCTTTGCTATTTTCAATTTCACGCTGAAAAGTCATGTAAATGTATCGAGTAAACTGTTCATAGTTTGTTCCATTAAAATCTTTTATTAAATTAGTAATATAATCACTCATTGTCCTAATAAAAATCCTACACCTTTATCAATATCAAATTTAGATCTCGGCGGTTTAGAAGTAACTTGCAAAGCAGTAGTAAAACGATAGTTGTAAATTGGCGAACTTCCCCCACGCTTCAGACGAATACGTATTCTCAGTCCAGGATTAAATTGTGGAACTGGAAGATTGGCAGGATTTGCTGCCATATAGTATAACCCATATCCACCTATTTGTATATAATAGGTTTGCTTGGCACCATAATAAGAATGAAGTGCTGATGACGGTATTGTTAGAAATGCATCTTTAAATCTAAAGTAATCAGATCTTACCATCTCTTGGGTGAAATCTGCTGGTGCAACAGTTCCCTTATTAGGAGCACCTTTAGGACCCCAACTTTTATTAGCAAATGCTTCAATACCAACTGCCCTCATCAAACCACGGAGTTCTTCAGCAGCAGCAGTTTTTGCACCACCTAATTCCCATATCCCATTATTATAAGTAAAACTTCCTTGACCATAATCCGCTTTTAAGTCAAGTTTAACTTCTAACTTATTAGATCTGCCATTATAAAGGAACATGGCATCTGGAGCATTAGCATCTGATCCTGCTGGAGTAAATCCAGGAGGAACAAGTTTTTTTGCTTTCAACTTATTATGGATTCTTCCTTCATAGAGGAATCCCTGTTGACCTGCCATTTCTCTTTTTAGGTATTTATTAAACTTCTATTCATTTGTGCGAAACAATGAACTACCATTATATGTTTAATACCTTTAGTAACAGGCAATCCTCTATGTAAAAATGTCCAACTTGATGGAAAGATAAGAGTATGATTCTTTTTAGGTTTGATTATTCGATCAGTAAATTCAGTTTCACCACCTTCAAAATCATCATTTAAATATGTAATAGAAGATATAACTCTCTCAAGAGATTCACGACTTAATTCATCACAATGCCAATCAAATTTATCCCCAACATTGTACCTAGCAATCTTTAGATCATACATTATCTTTCCATTGGTAAATTTAGAAAGATATTGAACCTGAATTGGATCAATTAACTCTGCATATTTTTCCATAATAAGAGGAAGTTTAGGAGCATCCTCAAGATTCAATACTCCTTCTCTTAAAACATCCCTATCTCCATTATACCCAGGAGATCCAATTAACCATTTATCAGACTCAAGCAAATTAGAAACTGGTTCTAATTGGTCATCAGTAAAAACTTTATCATAAAAAATCATATCACAGTTTACATAAAATGGAGTTAAGCGGACTCGAACCGCTGACATCCTGCTTGCAAAGCAGGCGCTCTACCAACTGAGCTATAACCCCTTGAGATAGTCCTTCTCTTTTTGATATGGGACTACTTCTTTAGTGTATAGTTTCCATCCTTCGTGAAGTTCAGGAACTAACCACTGATCAACCCGATAACAGTATTTCCAATTAACGGGTTGAATACAATTCATAACAACTACAGTCCAAAATGCTGTAGCATAATTAATAATCGTATACATTAGATTGCAAAAGTTATAATCGCTGCATATCCAATAAGTATGCCACACAAACCACCAATTACTTTATAATATTTCCTAATAGGAGTTCCAAAATATTGTTGTCCAATCATCAAACATTTATGTGCAGGTGACAATAGATATCCAGAATATTCAGTGCAAAGGAACCACACCAAGTATTGAGGACCGAAGATTACTACCAGAGCAGAAGTCATACCAGCATACTTACCAGATGAACCCATAATCCAAGCAGCAACCATAGCAACAATTGAAGCGGGAATTAACATTTCAGGAGTTGCTGTTTTTAAGTATTCCATCACAGGACCTTTTATTTGCCCAACAACACCACTAAATGCAAGAACAATAGTAGCAATGATAGCAAACTTACCATCCAACCACTTGCCCCACTTCCAATCTTTAAATACAATAGAGTAATAGATTGACATCCCAAGGAACCAAGGGAAGAAGAAGATTGCTCCTGCTTTACCCGTATTCAATAGAAGAATAATAGTAGCAATTAGTGGTGCCCATCCTGTAAGAGCACGACGCCAATTGAACTCACGAACATTATCTAAAATATTAACACTTTCAGGATCAATCTTTGAAAAGATGTACCACCAAGTATACGATAATGTAATGATAAGAGGAACGATTGTATATCCAAGAAATGTCGTATAGGATACTCCCATCACCGCCATAGGTAAGACAACTGTCTTCTCTAGTGGTGACCACCAATAATAATGATGGGTAGACAAATAATCAATTACACCAAAATAAGAACGTTTTTTCTTTTCTGCTGGAGCAATAGCATCTAGGAGTGGTGCAGATAATGCCACACGTCCTGGAATAGGAAGTACGCCACCTAAAAGTGAGGTTAGAATAATAATAAGACGATTATCACTAACATATCTTTTTATTAGTGAGTATACATCTTCAAGTGCATGATATTCACGAATGAACCCACCCAGGATCATAATACCAAAGATGTATCCCATGTAGAGTTCATTTTTAATTATAGATTCTATCACAGATCATCAACTTCACGATTCTCAGAATAGTAAACATCAAACTGTCCACCAGGATAACGCTTCTCAAGTTTCTTTACGTTACGAGCAACGACTTCATCAAGAGAAACACCAAGTGCCATACACGCTTGGGCAACATACCACATCAGATCACCAAGTTCGATAAACAGATGTTCCTTGTTTGCTTCATCCCAAGGTTTGCCTTGGAAAATAAGTTTCTTGATAATTTCAAGGAACTCTCCACCTTCAGCATTGATACCAACACCAGCGGTTAGAAGACGTTCAATGTTTGCACCCTTTTCATCCAGTTCAACTAGACGATCTGCAAGGGCAACAAAATCTGTAGATTGGTCTGAAGTAACAGCATCTACAAACTTCTGATACTTTTCAAAATCAACTTGCTTACTCATAGTTTTAGATTGTTTCTTTTCTAGTTGTTCACGATAAAATTGTTGAGTCCACCCATCATTAAAAGGAGAGTTTGCTTGGACTTTCAACATCATCTCAGAATTTGAATCCATCGAATGACTTCTTAGGTTTCTGTTCCTCATAATTATACTGCTCTTCTTGCCCAGAGTCAAGTATATCCTCTTGTGCTGTTTGCTCACAATCATAAAGACGCATCTTGGCACGGTCAATGCCAATAACAAATCTCTTGAAGACCGAGATATCGTTATAACGGTTCTTCAACTGCTTCACCATAATCTGTCCCAACTGTTCAAGTTCCTCAGTGCTAATAAGGGCAAACATAAGATCAGCAGTAGCAGGGAGACCAAAGGACTCAGAAGTGTCAGTAAGGTCAACATCAGAGCTGCCATAACCAGAACGAGTGGTCTGGGTGGCAGATACGATAGGGACCTCGGCTTCGACAGCCAATCCTCTAAGTTCCTCTGCAATCGACTTAACAAGAGTATAGGAATTAATATTGGCAGATCCCTTGTAACGCGACGAGGCACAAATATTGAGATAATCCACGAATATAATATCAGGTCTAAAAGATTTCTTAAGTGCAAGTTCATTAAGAAGTGCTTTAAAATGTCCACTATGAGCACTTGCAGTTGGATACTCTTTAATTATAAGTTGACCCTGTGTTTTTTTGTTCAGACTAGTAACTTTGTTTTCAAACGAAGTTTTAGGAAGATCCACAAGATCTTGAATTGGCACATTCAAAAGGTTTGCATCAATGCGTTCAGCAATTTTTTCCTCTGCCATTTCCATTGTAATGTATAGTACGTTACTTCCACTAAGGAGAACGGAGCTAGCCATATGGCACATAAACAAAGACTTGCCGACACCTGTCCCAGCAAGAGCGATATTAAGACTCTTGTTAACCAGACCACCTTTCGTAATCTTATTGAAATACTCAAGATCAAAGGGAATACGATTTTCTTTCTGATGATAAAATTCATATCTCTCTTTATAGTCTTGAAGATAATCATGTCCAATATGATTATCAAATGAAACTGCTAATGCATTTGATAAGATTGAAGGAATAGCATCGCGGTTTTTTTCTTTATCATCACCATCAGCAATACTGATAGATTCCATAAGTGCCAAATAAATGGCACGATCACGACACCACTTTTCAGTAGTATCTTCCAACCATTTATTGTCGGCAGGAGCATCCGTAAAAGATGCAGTAATCTCACGGGACTCCCTGACCTCCGTTTCAGAAAGGTCAGTACGATTTTCTAATTCAATGGCAAGTGCTTCTGTAGTGATAGCATTGCCATATTTCACAATAAACTGAGTAATCTCCTCAAAGATAATCTTTTCGGTTCTCTGTTCAAAATAATCAGGTTCAATAAACGGAATTACTTTACGAGAGTACTCTTCGTTGAAAACAAGATTTCGTAGAATAGTTGCCTCAATTCGCTCCATAAGAATAAGTTTCTTTTGCAATAGTGTCCAGTTTTTCCATCACCTCAGGGGTGAAATATGTATCAGGGTCTTTTAGGATTGCTTTCGCATAAACCTTCTTTCCATCCATTTCATATCGACCAGCAACATTTTTCCAGAGACCTCCAAGTTCTCCCAATTCTAGCAGACCATAGTACCGATCAAGACCACGCTCATCATAATAGAGACGAACCTCAACCTGCTGATGCTCTTTACTCAAACGCGACTTAGCAGTCTTTGCCTTGATAATGTTTCCAATGATTGCAGTTCCATCCTTTTCCTTCTTCTTAGACAAGTGGATGATAGTAGAAGCGGCGTACTTGAGTCCAGATCCTCCACCCATTTCCTTAGTAGGGACGTAAGCGCCAATGACATCATAGGTGTGGTTAGTAACAATCATAGGAATATTGGCTTGACCCAACTTAAGTGTGAGCATTCTGAACGCACCTTTAATGAGTTGGGATTTAGTCATATCCCGAACTTGTTTTTCGTTTAGCGTATCAGTGATCTCTTTCTCAGTGGAAAGCATCCCAAGAGAGTCTAACACAAACATACAAGGTCTGCGTTCTTCTATAGATTTTTTTAAATATATGTCTACTGCCTTCAGTGCCTTTTGACGGAACTCTTCAACAGTAACTACATTGACAACAGCAAGACGTTGGAGATCTATCCCGCGACTTGCGAGTAGAGATTTATTAACAGCGGCTTCAGTGTCAAAATATAAGCAGTACCCATCAGGGTTAGAATCAAGGAAATTTTTGACAACGGCGAGAGAGAAGAAAGTTTTGCCAGTAGAAGACTCCCCAGCAATGGCAGTAATCTTATTCCCAGATACGCCACCAAATATGCTACCTGAAACCAATGCGTTAAAGATGTAAGAACCCGTATCCACATAGTTTTCAGTGTCGTCAATATCGGATGCGAGTTTTGTATATTCATCTCCAATCTCTTTTACAATCTCTTTTAAAAAATCCATAAGTCATTCAAAAATATAATGTGGGTTTTGAGATTTAAACATCTCTACCTGTTCTTCAGTTTTAAAGAACTTAAAGAGTGTCGTATTTGAATGTTCTTTAAGTTGATATTTTACTTTAATCATTACATTACAATTCCATAATCTTCACGGGCAATTTTTTTGTAAGGTCCGCCTGGATTAGCATCGCGGATATCCTTAATCCTTTTCAGTTTCTGATAAAGGGCAGCATCTCCCCCGAGACGCATAGCACTAATAATAGTGCCAAGTTCTTTGTCGTTAATAGGCAATTCCATTTAACCAAAAAATAGTTCCAAGTTTACAGTTTTTTCTACATTCCACCCAATTGCATCAAGGATTGCCTTGAGAGGTTCGACGAAACTCTTTTCAAATTGTAGGTCATAATCGATGTATTTGTCAAGGTCGAGTTCGCGTGGAAAGTCCTGGATGAATGAGATCACATTCTCCCTAATAATATTGGGTTTCTTCAAATAGAGAAATTTGATCTTTTCTCCATTATTGATAAGTGAATATTTATTAGTGAGTTTCTTCTCCTTAATATAATGATTGAAGAGAAGAGCACCCCGACAATGAATCGGAGTTCCTTTTGTGTAGATGTCTGAGTGTGAACGGTATTTTACCACATCTGAGACCGATCTGGGGAAGGCAATTTCTTCAGGAGGAAGTTTCTTAAAATCAGTACGACACTTGTCAATGTACTTAATAACATCTTCTTCAGTGCCACTCATCATAAGTTTAAGACCATCCTTAATCATCGTGCGACAGGGTGCTGGTGTTGAGGACTTAACTGCCTCAATGCCCATCATCTTCAGTTTAGGTTCATCGTAACGAACACCTTCACTGTCCCATACATTAAGAATGTATCGCTTCTTAGCGGTCCAGATACCACGTTCAGCAATGTTCTCACGCTTCATCTGCATCTTCTGGTCATAAGCATTCACATACGTTGCCAGTTCTTCGTAGCAACGGTCAATATACTTTTCAAGTTCCATCTCACAGACCTTATTAAGGAACGTGACAATGCCTTCAGTAGTTTTCTCTCTTCCCTGGTATACATTTTCAACCAGAGGACCCAAGTTAAGATAAATGGAATCGGTATCAGAAGCAATAACATAATCAACATCATTTGTTTTCAAGATCTTATTGATCTTTTGATTCATCTTATTCTCAATCCAACGGATTGAGACTTGACCTGAGAGGGTGATTGCTTCAGCATTAGCAAGTTTATAATAGCGAAAGTATTGATTGCCAATAGCACCATAAGCAGAGTTGAGTTGGATTTTACGCGCCATTTGGATGTTATTACATCTGGCGATTTCCTTCTCAAGTGTTTTAGTTGGAGTCTTTTCATACTGTTGTTTCGCCTGCAACATCTTCTTTTTATAGACGGTTCGATCCTTATAGATCTTATCCATCAGTTCTGGAAGAAATCCCCTCCTATCCTTTCGATACATTGAACCATTAGCACAAACAGCATTATCACTATACAGTTCAAAGTTTATCTCTTGATTAAGGATTCTATCAACCGTAGCTGATGGGTGTCTCTCCTCAAGTAACGTCTCTGGAGAGATGTTGTATTGCATAATAAGATGAGGATATAGAGAGTTAAGGTCAAAAGACACAACCCAATCATACTTTCCCGGAATCGGTTCTTTAACATAAGCACCTGCGTACTTTTCGTTTTTATCTGAACGGACTTTTGGAGGAATAACAATATCCCTCTTCTTGAGATAATTGTAGATAATCGTATCCCACATACGAACCTGAGAGAACACATCAGCATAGTTCGCTTTAGCATCATATGCCATAACGATTGCTAGTTCAATCAGTTTCATCTTGTCTTCCATACGGTCAACAAGTTCCACGTCAATGATATTGTATTCTACAAACTTCTGCCACCCTTTAGTATAGAAATCTTTGAAGGTATCAAACTCAGAGTGATCAAGTTTCTTTTGTCCAAGTTCCACACTCGCAATGTAATCCAGACGATAGGATTCCTGCGCCTTATAAGTGAACTTCTTATAAAGATTTAGGTAATCAAGTTGCGTAATACCACCAACATCGTAAGAAATATGTTTACGACCCATAATAATAGTCTCACGTTCAGTCACCAAACCCCAAGGTGAAAGACGTTTCATCAACTTCTCACCCAAGATCCTATCAATACGACGTACAAGATACGGCATATCATATAGTTCACTATTCCAACCAGTGACAACTTCAGGAGTATTATCTTCAATCATCCACCAATTGATGAAGTCATTCAGAAGTTCATACTCAGTTCTAAACTGCTTGTAGATAACATTCTGTTGCTTGTTATTGAAGGGTCCTTGCCCCCATGTGCGAATCTGTTTAGTAGTATAATCCTGCACCGTAATCAGAAGAACTTCTTCTGCAGCAGACTCTACATCAGGGAATCCATTTTCAGCTTTAACCTCAATATCAATTGTAGAAATCTTGATCTTTGTAGTATCAAACTTAATTTCTTCTTCAGGATACTTCTCAGAAATATACTGATAGATGTATCTATCGTTTCCGTAGATTTTAAAGTTATCTACACCATCATATCGCTTGATAAATTCACGACACTCACGAACAGTTCCAGGATCAATTGATTCAACATATTCACCTTCAAGAGTTTTATATTTTGTTTTTTTCTTGGCAGCAACAAAAAGAGTCGGGTAAAACTTCTCTCGGGTTGCGAAATGTTGACCATTTTCATAACCTCGGACCAAGAAGTGATCCCCGACCATTTGGACGTTCGTGTAAAATCTCATTCTGTAAGTTTCAAGTACGCTTCAACGACTTCTGGAGTTGGATCTGCGATAGTAAGAATATCACTAGATCTTATCATATATTCAGTTTGATTGGAAGCTCCAACCCATGGTTCCATTTTATCAATCCCCAAAAAACGATAAGGTTTAATTAACTTACAGTCAGGATTACCAATCTCGGCATCAAGTTCCTCAAGTTCAGAAATGACTAGAGAGGTCTCAATCAAGAGACATTTAACTGGATTACTCACTTACAATCTCCGTTTCAGACAATGGTACAGGATTAACTTTACGCTCATACATATCTTTGATGCTAGCAATTGGTTCACAGATAGTAGCAACAATATCTGTTGTAATTACAAATTCCTTATCACTAGAAAGAAGCATCCAAGGACGAAGGACAATATCCAACTCATAATTACCCTTACCAGTATCAGCTTCCATCAGCATTGTTTTTTCATGTGCGTCAACAATCTGAGGTTCCGTAAGGAGATATCCACGAGTTTGTTCCTCCTGGATAACTTCCTTGGCGTCACTAACAAGAGTTTCTCCTGTTTTGAGGAGTATCAATTTAACAGTCATCTTAGTGTATTTTCCTTCATTCATTATAGCATAAAAAATGAGGGGTTACAACTGGATTTTGCCAGTTACCCCTCAGCGACGACGATATTCAGTTTTATTTATGGTGTGGTTAGGTATAAGTTTGTGGGTGGACCATTAGGGTAGTATACTAGAGATGGGAC